CAGTTAACTTATCCTGCAAGAAAATAGGCATATACTTATCAATAGCATCCTTCATGTAAGGATTGCCCATAGTATTTCTCATTCTATGAAAATCATTAACACTTAAACTTCCGCTTTCATATTGACTTACAACTAAGTTTTCGTGGTATTCTTTTGGAGTTTGTGTATATCCTTTTAAATCTTTTCCTAAATCTTCAGCCACACTATCTGCAGTAGCATATACACTATTTAAACTTACACCTGCTTTTTCAGTGCCATCAGGATTTAAAGTTAGTGCTAATGCAGTATCTCCTGAAAGTTCTCCTGTGTCAGTGACTTCTTTTTTCACAAAAGCATTAGCAACTTGATTATTAACTTCTTGTGTATCAAAACTACTATTGTTAATCACATACTGCAAGAAATCACTTGATAGTGACTTTGTAGTTGAATTTTCTACTTGTTTGGTTATGACCTCTTGTACTTGGTTAGGTGTTAAAGAGTAAAATCTGCGTTTGGGTTTACAGCACCTGCAAAAATATGATTGCCAATAGTTACCCCACCATTTACATGTTTTGATAACTCCTTATCCCCCCAGTAAGGCTTGCCATCTTTAACACCTTTAGGATTCCAATAATGCGTGGCATTGCCAGTAGGATCAGGTACACTTCCGTTTAATATATCATCTACAACTTGTTCTACTTGTTTATATATAGCACTAGTTTTACTTGTATTGATTAAACTATTACCTCCTTCTTCAACATCATTCCAAGCAGAAAACTGATAGGGTGCTTTTGCAACGTCTGTAACACTATTACCATAAGAGCCATCTTTTACCCTATTTAATATAACATGAGCTACGGCAGCTTGACCGTCTGCTCCTTCTCCAGCAGCTTCTCCTATAATAGTTTTAATTAAAATATCTTTATCTGACGGTGTAATAGGAATATTGTCTACAAAAGATAAACTTTCTACCTCTTTTTTAACTTGCTCTTTTATTTCAGTAGTAAATTTATCAGCTTTTACAAGGTTATCAATCGTGTTAGTTACTGCACCAACACCGCTAGCAGAGCTAGACTCTAATATTGCACTCACTCCTGCGCCAAAACTACCTTCTCCTGCTGCTATCTCTACTCCTACATCTTGTAACCCTAAATTTTCTAAAGTATTACCAGCAGATTCGGTTATAAACTCTGATGCTCCAGTTAATCCCATTGTTGATGTTATATTAGCAACTGTAGATTTTAGTACTTTAGATACAGGATTTACAATTACATGTCCCATAAAGGCATCTCCAACACCTTGAACTAACCCTGATGTATGTAAAAATAACCCTTTTGCATCTGATGTTGCCAAATAAATTGCTTTATCTAAATCTCCGTTAGCTTTATCTAAATATCCTTGAAATTCTTCACCATCTCTATACCCATCTATATTATTTGTTACTCTATTAAATATTTCTTTTTCTATGCCTTCTGCTCCAGACCCAACCGCCTCTGCAGTATTTAAAAGAATCGAAGTACCAACTGCATTACCTGGCCCCATGAATAAAAAAGGTAACGTGGCATCTATAACATCGGCAAGACCTCCAGAAATCAATAGTCCTGTACCTGCCCAAGTAGGATTTGTACCCAAAGAAAAGTTTTCTACGCCTACAGGAAGATATATGCTCTTTCCAGTAATTGGATTTTTTATTCCTGATTTAGCAAATACAATATCTCCAGTGGGTTGATTTTCTTCAAGGTATTTTTTTCCTGCACTAGTCATAGTTCCTTTAATAGCATCTGCTTGGTCAGACGTAAGTTTGACAAAAGGAGCTACGAATTGTTTTGCTAAATCATATTTAGGGTTATCTCCTACATATTTTTCATAGTCTTGTTTAGACTTTGCTATAAGTGCCATTGATGACGTGCCTAGTAAAGGACTAAAGCCAACTTCTGCTTGTAGTTTAACAAGGCTGTCAATCTGTTCAGCGAATCCCGCTGTTCTATTACTTATAATATTATATAAATTACCAACTATATCTTTTGCAGTATCTTTTATATAATCGCTAGCAGTATAATTTTCATAATTAGCAGCTTTTGCTTCTTCTACAGACACAGATGCTCCAACCGTTGGTTGAGTCGGGCCTATTATAGGGTACTCTGCAAAGGCTTCTGGCCCTATTGGTATGCTTTTTACACCTCCTATCACGTCTTCGTACACTGTATCAACACCTACGGGTCCAAGTGTTGTTTGAGTTATTTCTGCAGTATCTATTAAAGGTTGTTGTTCTGTAGTGGTCGTAGGAGTAGTTGTTTGTGTTGTTTGTGTTACTTGTGCTGGCTGTGGGAACACCATATCTTTTAGTGCATCTATCACTACAGGCACATTCTTTGTATTTGCCAACGTGGTCATAGCAGCTAACGCATCACCTCCTGCTAAATAAGTAGTAGCTCCTGCTGACATAATCTCAAGTGCGTCATCATTAAGTCCAGCAGCTCCTCCTATCTTGTCAGTGTACTCAGTTACAAAGTCGGTTAGCCCTGCTACAGCTGAAGCCGTGACACTGCCTCCCTGTAAATACGCATTTAAACTATTACCAACAACATTAGTAACTTTATCAGCTTTGATGTCGGGTAGGTCTATTGTGTTTTTAAGGGTATTTGAGATTGTTGTTGATGCCTGATTGTAAATCTGTGAACCTGTTGTAGCAATAATAAAAGTTTTAAAATCTCCTCCAGATATTCCTGTACTTATAGCTGTGTTGGTTGCTAACTTAATCATGTCTTCGGATACATTAATATTATTTGTTACAGTTTTTGCGATTGTATCTGATACCCCAGAAATAATTTCTCCTGCCCCAGCTGTAGCTACAGTTTTAAGAAGAGCTTCTGGAACGCTCTGACCTTTATCCACTCCAGCTGCTGTTGTTAGTGTTGTAGCCGCGAGAGCTGTTTGCCCTGCAGTCAACCCCAAAGCTGTTCCAGCTCCCCCTGTTAATACTAACGCAGCGACCTCAAGTGTATTGTCTTCAAGAAAATTACTCACATCAGCAAATGTATCATCTATTGACGGTAAAATATCCTCTGCTACATCTACAGCAGAAGAAAACCAATCGCCAGGATCCCACCACTTTGCACCTCCTCCTGAGCTAGCAACAGGTTTTTGTTCAGATGTTACAACAGGATCATATTTTTGATTAATAGCCTCCATCTCTGCAACAAACTGGGGGTTATCACCAGAAGGTTGTCTTCCTGTACTAAGGAAGAATTGTATTAATGCTGAAATTTCTTCTTGTTTTGACACTATCTAATTCCCTGCTCAGCCATATTACTCTAACATCCTTATTGGTTGTTTACCAAATTTAACAAAAATACCACTAGTTTTAGCATTAGATCCTACAGAAACGGTGGTGTCCACAGTCCTTAATTTATTACTAACTAATGTCATAGCAGGAATAAGTCGTTTATCTTTTATCTCAGATATGTAATTTGTTATACCTTCTCTTTGTAAATGAGCTAAATAGTTATAAAAATTTTTTACAAAGTTTTTACCAGTATCTACATTTAAAAATCTTCCTTCTAACTTGTTAGGAAACTTTAATCCACGTTGGGCTATAAAAAAAGTGTTTCCTATTTGTATGGCTTCCGTTGTTTTCAAAGACAACTCTGCTATAACTTTAGTAGTCATATCTTGTATTGAACTAGGATCTGCATTGGCTCTTTTTTCTAGCTGTAAAGCTCTAATAATTAGCTCTCGCATGTCTAATTTATTATTTTTGCTATCAACTAGTTCCACTAAGTTATCTCCAAAATACTAGCCACAACATGTAGTCTATCGGCTGTAGCAGCTGTCACTTTTAATATTTCTGTAGCTTGAAGCACAAGAGGTGCGGATAATAATTCTGTAGTTCCATTAGCAGAAATAGATTTTGTTTTAAATAAGCTAAATACATCAGATCCATTTGTTAAAGTAACTGTTATAGTATCAGCATTGCCTGAATCCTCAGACACAATAATAGACTTAACTATAGCTGTGGTAGCTGAAGCGCAAGTATACAGGGTAGTAACACTTGTGCTTGTTAAATCTACTTTTGCGTTTGTGTATGTATTCGCCATTATCCCATAAACCAACTAAATGAGTCGGACCTATCCGCTAAAGATGTGTCTCTTAACGTGTTATCAACTTGATTAAAATATAAACGTATTACATTGTTAATTTCATTAAACTTCTCAGAGCTATACTCCTCTGGTGGGTAAGGTAAAGCTGGAGCTTTGAAACCTACTTCATAATCTGCCATTATCTTCTCCCATCTGGGCGCATATCAACTCTTGGAATACCTAGTTGCCATTGTACGCCTGTTGCACTTGATTCTATTTTTAAAGCCATCTGCCTACCTCTTAACCTAGTATGTATTTGAGTTGTATATACCTCTACTGGTGATGTAGCAGTTCTTGTAACAGTTCCTGCACTTTCACCACTTTCAGATAATGGTGAGTTTAACCCAGAACCTGGAAAACTAGAAGGACTTAAAGTTAAAGTTACAGCAGGAGAACTATCTGTTGAACCTTCAAAAGACACGTCTGGGACCATACGTCTAACAAACACAAATTTATCACCATCATCTAGATCAAAATCGGCAGAACTAATGAAAGATGATATGGCAGCTGCCGTGCCTGTCTCGTTATCATCAATACCTCTTTCATGATCTACAAGAACATTATTGTAAGTAGCTGCTAATGGAAAATCTCTAAGACCAGAATCTAACCATGCAGACCTAGCCATGTTACCATAATACCATATATTTTCTGAGTAATTATATATTACATATCTATCTATATCGGAAGAACTGGCAGAACAATAAAACCACCATATTTCGTTAAAAGCTTCATTAGTACCACCAAAGACTTGGGTAAGCTGATCTACATTAAAATCGTTAAATATATACCTTCGTATATCACAAGGTAGCGTTTTAACTCTACCATCGTACATATAAAATTTATCCTTACCCATCCAGTAGGCTATACCATTTCCCATAGCCACAGTATTTTTAGATGCAATAGATATTGTTTCTCCTACAATTTGTGCGCCCCATACTCCTGAATTTATACCAACGTATTGCAAAGAATATAAGGAAGAATCAGTCCAAACAAGAACCTCTTGTCTAGCTTGCATCGCAGAAACTATTTCTGTGCCTCTAGATAGTCTAAGACTACCTGCTTGATTTGTAGCTGACGGATTCCACTCGACAGCACTTTCTTGATCTGACCAACGAATTAACATGGGATCTTTTGTAGAAGAGCCTATAGGGTTAGTTCCAAAACAAAACACAAACCTGTTAATATCAGATACAAGCATAACGTTTTGAACACTAGGAACTTGTGAAGCACCTGCTCTAGAACTTAATAAAACTCCTCGTGTTGTGGTAATACCTTCAGAGGTATCAAAATAATATAGAGGGCCATTTCTGTTCCCAAATATTAAATCCTCTCCAAAGTTAGATTGAGACCACACTCTAAGTTCGTCAAAGCTAGCCTCTCCTTGATTCCAAGCTCCAGCTCCAAAACCACTCGCCCCCCAGCCTTCTAGAGGTGTAGCAGATGTTGACCCTGAATTTATTTGATAAGTTCCTACAACAGAACCACCACCGTTACCTGAATCGGAAGATGTAGATACAATATCACTAAATTTATTCGTAGTATTACTCAAACTCTTGGCTATTATGGTATAAGTGCTTGAAGTTTTTACAGATTGTACTTGATATTCTTGATTTAACACATCTGCAGTAATAGCCCCTCCTAGTGTGACCGCACCACTAAAAGTTACAAAATCATTATCAGTCGCTCCATGATCTACATCAGTGACTAAAAGAGTAAAAAATGATACGGTATCTCCTGAGCTGTGCGTGGTTGCTGTTGTGCTTGTAGCCACATCTTCTACTATTGAAGACGCACCTCTAGTGCAACCTGTTAGTGAACCGTCTTTTAATCCTGTATAAGATATAACTTCATTATTTATTTTTACTAAACCTGAATCAGGTATGCCTGATATGCTAGCTAAAGGCCCTACAGTGCCAGTAGTAGTTGAGGTTACATCTGCAGCTAAAGTAGTTTGCAATGCAGAAAAAGTTACCTCTCCTGCAGAAGTGGTGCTTCTTATAGGGGTTATGTTATTATAATTACCACCATTTTCTATCAAAAATTTTAAATTTGTCCCGACACCGAGTAGATTTTGTCCTCCTAGAGTAATCCAGTTAAACAAAGAACGTGCAACCCCATCAAATTTTGCTGTATTAGTCCGTGTCCAACCACCTATCTTTTCAGGTAGTCCTTGTCTAAAACGCACGTTGTTGCACTCATACCAGCCACCTTCATTGCTATATCTGGTGCGTTCTCGGTTTACCCCAGGTTTGAAATCTAGTTTTTTAAGTGGCATAACACGTTACCGTATAAGCTCGAAGTGAGGTCCATCAATGAAAGGCCTTCTACCTTCACTACGTCTTAGGTCAATATAACTATTCATAGCACCCTCCATGCTACTATTCCATTGAGCTATGTTTCCTATGCTCCACGCTGCACCCCATTTGATTGGAACATTATGTGTTTTAGCAGC